GTGCAACCAGTTTTTAACAAGCAAGACAAGTTTTATGCAGCAAAAGATGGTGGTGCTATTGCCAACGCACTAGATGAAGTACTCACAGCAGTAGATAAACTGATAGAAGAAAAACGGGATGTTAACCTAGATATTAGTGAGAGGAAACTTGCCCAAGCGGTAGATGGCGCATTCGCAGCAATACATAGGAGAACTGTATAAATGGGATTTTATAAGAATTTTGGCAAGAACGCCTTGGGCGCAGATGGGAAACCAAACATAGATCCAGTTCTTGCTGCTTTCGAAGAAGCGGGATATATAGTTGAGATATTGCACATCTCCTCTGCCAAGGCAGCAGTATTTCCCTCTTGGATTACTGAATTCACAGATACATTCACAAGCGAGTGGAGCACGGACAGTGTGTTTGGTCGCAATGACAAGATCGGCAACTTCCAGGGAACAACGAGAAGTATCAGCATATCAATGAAGATACCTTCATACAGTGTTGTTGAAGCAAGAGAGAATATGCACCAATTAGAACACCTTATTGCAAATCTTTACCCGAGTTATACAAGTCGAGACTTTAACGGGGAAAAAGTTCATACTATGTCTGGGTCTCCCATGGTAAAGGTGAAGTTTGCAAACCTTATTAAAAATGCCAACGTAAGAAAGAACGCGGTCAACGCTGCTGCTGGCGGATTGTCGGGATGGATAAACAATGTTAGTTTTTCACCAGATTTAGAGTCAGGATTTCATCACATGAGTCCAAACATGAACAAGACCGACCAGGCAGCATACAACGGTGTATTCGAAGGACCATCGCAAGGTTTCAATTCTAGTCACACCTTCCTACCAAAGGTGTTAGACATAAGTTTCACACTTACTGTTGTTCATGAACACAAATTAGGATGGGAAAACCAATCTTGGTTGGCGAACAAGACAGATTCATTTCCATATGGTGTGGAAACACTGTCCGGCGGAAAGCACAAACTCGACGCCGAAGCAGTCGCGACAACCAGAACAGGTGGCAGTGTAGCAAAAGGACTCATAGGTAAAGTGTTCAAAGGAAAGGCAAGTATATGACTTACTCTAGATATGGTTTAAGAAAAACAAGAGAGAACAACAACCCTCTTTATAAAGATCTGCTCAAACGCCGAGACATGAAGAAAGTAGAGCATTATACTGCTCCAAAGTTTTTTGTCTTGACAGATGAGATAATACAATCAGTCGATGTTGAGTTCGTGTACTGGAACATTTCAACTAGATTTTATAAACTGGCAGCAGAGCACTACGGAGATCCAACGCTATGGTGGGTCATCGCTCTTTTTAATAAAAAACCAACAGATTTTCATGCAAAGATCGGAGAGTTGATTTATATACCAACTCAATGGGAAATCGTGTATAATGCTGTAATAGAAGGCAACGAGAAGTTTGAGTAAAATATGGCAAAAACACAAAATCAAAAGATCTCAGAGACATACGACAAGATCAGGTCATCTTTTAACGACCAGTATATAATATCCAGTTACCTGCCCAAGGTTATGGAAAATGTGAAGTCTGACAATCGCTTTAAGAACACTAGTAAGATAATCCCTATTTCTGATAAGGTCGATCCCTTTGTGTTTGCCAATTTCTTAAACACAAACGGCAAAAACGCTAAACTAAGATCAATATTTAACACATTCAATAACGCACAATTATCGATTCTCGTACCAGAGATTCGGATCATAGTTAGAAGAAGGACCGGACCTAACAAGTATGTAACAAAGGTTATCCCCATTCAGAATCTACAACCAGAAATGCCATTTGGGAAGAGTCCTGATGTATCAGGTGCAACCATAGGACTAAAGGCTATTGATTTTGATCTTGCGGGCACTTCACCAGAAACAGCGACGAACGACATCAACGCTTCCGCAACTTTCTTTGGGAACACACTCGCAGTTTTTCAGGAACATCCAGAATACGTAGATTTGATTAATCCGCACTTCGCGTCAAAGGATGGCACGGGATCCGAGATGTTGTTTCAAGTAGGTTGGGCAATGCCATCAGGACCAACGATAAAATCATTGAATTTTACCGCCGACCAGAAGGCGGCACTTAAATCACAGTTTCAAACCTATGTTATGAACTACACTTCGCACAACTTTAGTTTCAATGAGAACGGTAGTTTCATACTGCAGGTTGAATATGTCTCCTACATCGATGGTGTGATGAGGGATGCAAACTTTCTTGGAGACAAGGAAATATTGAATGAGGTTTATCCAAAACTAAAAAAACCAGAAAAGAAACTGGAGCCAAATGTGCATGAGTCTATCATGAATTACATAAAGGAAAATCATGAAGGCGCTACGTCAGACTACAAGAAGAGAGTATATAATGCCCTTGCGCACGGGAACGTTGCTGATAACATAAGTAAATACAAATTGAGGATTGACGAACTTGCTGTCCAGCACTTTGAACAGATGTTTGAAGAAATCCCGTATTTGACATACGAGTTACCAATCCGTCAAATGAATGCAAAGTTTTTGCAACGGGCAATGAGGAGAGTTTTGGGATCACCCACCAACAAGTCCAATACTTTACCAGGGTTTTATGGCAAGAACGGACCAACCGACAATCTCGAAGAGAGATTGAAGCGGTTCCTTCTGACTGACGAACTCTTTTCCCAGGAAGCAGTCGCAGAAAGTGCATATATGGCCGCAACCGCAGTAGAAGTCGCAGCGACTTTGTCTAAGTCTTTGCCGTTGAAGACGACGTCGGTAGTCCCCACATCTAAGGAGTTGATGGAAACTAAATTCATAGATGTAACAACCCTCGGCAAGATACTTGAAAATTTTATAAAAAAAAGTACGGGTGTAAAGGATTTGATGGCTGAAAAAGATGTAACGTTGATTCTGGGCACCATAAAGATATCCAATCCAGAAAACAAGGCACACGACAAAGTGTATTCTTTGTACGATTTGCCCATTGCCCTGTCGACCTTGAAAGAGGCAGTGAGGAAGTTGTACACATCAAAACTAAAAACAAAAGTTTCACTTCGTGCGTTTATAGCAACCATTTTGAAGGAAGCTAGGAAGTACTACATGCAAGGCGATCTTATACTGGACGCTGGAAAAATATTGTCAGCAAACAGTCTCAGGTCAACACAAATAACTTGTTCGCCGACAAGCAGAGACAGACTCAGAAACGCCCCGAATGTTGCTACACTCAAACTTGGTATCAGGTCTGACTTGAGATCCCTGAATCCTGAAAAATTGGCAAACCTGTACTGCATAGTCGCTGGACCTGCAGATGATGCTCCAGAGGCGAGTCTGGACAACTATGTTGTTGGTGCAGCCGGTAGCATTGTGAAAAAAGTTAATTTCTCTCAGGTCAACTCAGCAACTATGGCAGCAAGGCAGGATGACAATATCGTCGCCGCTCTTAGAAGTAATAATCTAGGTGTTATCCCGCAACTCTATAACGTAAAGATGGACGTGGTAGGCAATCTCAACTTCTTACCGGGGTATCTATTTAATCTTATGCCAACAATACTTGGAGTTTCTACAGCGATAAAAGACAGTATCATTAAGGATCTTGGACTTATGGGAACTTTCATGACATTAAAAGTTCACCACACCTTCAGTCAAGATGGATTTACTACAAGTTTGGAAGCATACAATATCTCAACCCAGAAGTACATAAACAAAACGATAGCGAGTGCCAAGAAGGGGGTTGCAAAGTGAGTATTAAGTCAAACATGGAAAGGAAAAGACATTATGACGGAAGGGTAGCGTCCAACAAAGTAGTTGCCACTTTGGACAACTGGGATAAGGACCAATTCTTTTACGCAAGAAAAAACGAGAAAGGCAGAACAATCGCTCCTTTTGATATTTCAACCATGACTCAACTAAGTGATACGAAGATTTGTTTTAATTTTGTAGCAGACGCTTTCAATGATTTTAAAGAACACTACAGGGAAAAAGTAGTCAGTGGACTCGAACCGTTTGCTGGATTGCTTACTCTCAAGGTAGAGAAAGCGTACATTAAACCCCTATCCCTCTACCTTGAACACCAAAAAAGATTAGAAACCATATTTTTAGATAAGTATCTGCTCCCAGAGCAAGCAAGAGTCAAGGAATTTGATGATGTCCTGCATCAGTTCGATCGGTTTTTGTCGGACTATGCTGATAGGTACCCCATTATGTACTCTTCTTTCGTAAACTCTTCGCTGTGTCCGATGCATGGCACGGGATTGATGTTAGATTTCAAGGCCGGATCGCACAACGATGACGATGAGAGGATCGAATTGGTTAATCACCCCTCTTTCAATCTAGTCTCAAGTATTGCAAAGGAATACGGTTTTGTTATTCCTAAGCATGCACCTTGGTGCATTGTGGCAAACCTCGACTCTCAGGTAATGATCAACTATGCGATTCAATATGATGCACTTAACAAGAAACAAGTGTTGGAAGAATATTTCTATGAATGCAAAGACAGTGATATTGACTTGCTGCAAGGGTTTCTGTTAAACTGCTACCAGTCCTTCCTCGATGAATCACCCAGAAGGTCTGAAACAAGAATTTGCAAGAATGGCAAGTTAAAGACCAAAACTGAGTTCAGAGTCAGGCAAGAACCAAGACAAATACTATCTGGATATTCTTCAAGTTTCTGGTTTAGAGCATATATCGAGATTCTTCTCAAAGAGCAGAAAGCAGAAATGCATAAAACAAAACTTGACTCACTGTTTAAAGAATGCTACTATATGTTAGAAAAGTATAGTTTTGAGAAAGCATACCTTTTTGCAGAGATGAAGATCTTGAAGAGTAAACCTGATAGGATTAGATAGTGTATTTCCAAATAGTTGACAGCAACGAAAAGTGCCTCAAAGCGTTTGTACACAATGAGTTAGTGGATTATGAGGACAGTCCTCAGATGACACACACTTGGCGTCACTCCATTCATTTGAAAAATCGAGACAACGTAGAGTATGCCTACCTTTACACGAAGAGCGGAGATATAAATACAGCATGTCCCGGTTTCGTACAAGAATCGTGGGAATCTAGTTCTAATAGGATCTCAGCACTCGTTAAATCTGCTATGAGTTCTAAGTGTGATCTAGAAAACAACTGTATATACGATTTTATACCCGAGAATTTTTTGCGGGATTTTTTGTCAAACAAGCAGGCAATCATAAGGCACTGCATTGAGGATACGCCAAAGCCACATCATTACGATATACTGAGAAAGGCACACATCTTGACAGAAGAGATGAACGCAAAAAGAAATCTATACAAGGGCAAACTTAAGCGCACGAGTTACAATATCTTCGGGACAAAAACAGGAAGACTGTCGAACGCAAAAGCAGAGATACCGATCCTAACACTTAAAAAAGAGGATAGGCACCTACTTCGACCTACAAACGACTTTTTCTTGGAGTTGGACTTCAACGCGGCAGAGTTGCGAACTCTTCTGGCGCTATCCGAAAAGCAACAACCCGACGAAGATATACATGAATGGACATCGCAAAAACTAGGACTTAATCGCGAAGATGTAAAGAAGCGAACATTCGCCTGGTTATACAACCCTGAAGCGTCAGATTCGCTGCTGGAGGGACTTTATGAGCGCAACACGGTGAAAGACCTGTATTACGATGGAACGTCGATTAGAACGCCATTCTCACGCCAAATTGAGACTGACTCCCGACGCGCTTTAAATTACATTGTGCAAAGCACAAGTAGCGATATCTGTATCGAGCAAGCATTTAAGTTGAGAGAGTTTTTTAAAAATAATGAAACAAAAATTTGCTATTTGATGCACGACTCTGTTATACTAGACTGTAAGAAAGAAGACAAACAAAAAATGCTCGAAGCAAGGCGAATCTTTGGCGATACAAGACTTGGACAATATAGAGTCAATATGTCCATTGGCAAAAATTTCGGAGAGATGAACAAAATATAATGTATACTGTAATTGGAGTCGGCGGCGTTGGGTGCAAGGTGGCAAAGTGCTTTTCTGCGTATGAACAGTACAACATATTGTGCGTAGATGATGATCCTACGGGATGGAAAGACCAAGTTTTGGTGCCAAAGCAAAAAAGACCTGAAGACTACGAAGAATCCTTCAAGGGGTTGACCAAAGCAAAAAAAGACAAGATCAAAGATAACGTTGTTGTGGTTTTAAGCGGCGCAAGTATCGTATCGTCGATATCGTTAAGGTTGTTGCACCAGTTGAGAGACAAAAGCATCACAGTTTTGTGCATAAGACCCGAAAAAGACCTTATGGATGTTACCAAGTCTGCACAAGAGAAAGTGATATTCTCAGTTTTGCAAGAATATACAAGATCTGGACTTTTTGAAAGAATTTACTTGACAAGTAACTCGGAAATCGATAAACTTGTTGAAGATGCAAGTATTAAAGAATATTATCCTGCGATAAACAAGATGATTGTTTCAGTTTTTCACATGATAATGGTGTTTGACCATCAGGAGGCAGTTGTGTCAAACTTTTCAGAGATCAATGAAGCAAGAAGGGTGTGTACACTTGGTATTTTAAACATTGAAGATGGTTCTGAGACTAAGTTTTTCTCTTGTGACAATATCATGGATACTAGACTGTACTATGGTATCTCCAAGGATACGCTAAACAGTGACAAGAACCTGCAAAGAAACATTATAAAATTGATTAAAGATAAAAACGAAGAACTGTGCAAATACAGTTATGGGGTCTATGAGACTCAATACAATTGGGACTTTTGTTATACAAAATACTTTTCTTCAAAAGTTCAAGACTTTTAATTGACAAACAAAAAAACATTTAGTATAGTATAGAAAGTTGGTCGGGAGATTTGCTGACCTGCTATAGCCGAAAGTGTGCAAAAAAGCAATACCATAAGGAGGTAATATAATGGCACTGAATTTAGATCTGATGAAACAGAAGATGGATACTCTAAACGGGAAGGGAGAAAAGAAGAAGAACTTCTGGCGTCCCCAAGAAGGTGAGAATAATATTCGCATCGTTCCCACTTCAGATGGAGACCCGTTTAAGGAGCGGTTTTTCCACTACAATGTAGGCGAACAGTCATTTTTGTGCCCAAAGCGCAACTATGGAGATGATTGCCCAGTTTGCAACCTTGCAAACGAACTATGGAATGACGGTACGGAGGACAGCAAGGCGATGGCAAAGCAGATGTTTGCCAAGCAACGATTCTTTTCTCCAGTGTTAGTCCGAGGAGAAGAGTCAGAAGGAGTCAAGGTTTGGGGTTACGGCAAGTTGGCGTACCAGAAGTTGTTAGGAATTGTGTTGGATCCAGATTATGGAGATATTACTGATCCTGATGATGGTAATGATCTCAAGTTGATGTACGGCAAGCAACCTGGTGCTTCTTATCCGACTACGGATATTCGACCTCGTCCACGCAAGTCGGTCCTTTGTGACGATGCCGTTGGCGGCGATGAACGTTGCACGGAACTCTTGGAGACTGTACCGAACTTTGAGACAATCTTCGAGCGCAAGTCAACTGAAGAAGTCTCAACAATCTTGGAGGCGCACTTGAACACTGACGGAGGAGGGACTTCTGAAGTAACGAGAGGTAACTTCACTAACAACACTAGCACTGATTCGGACCCAGTGCGGAGCAAGTTCGACACCGCGCTTGATGGACTCATGAATAATGGGTAAAGTGACTAAAATGAAACCTGGTGGATTATCCACCAAAGACATTATTGCGTCGCTCAACAAAGCGTCAGGCGGTGTAGTCGCCTACAATCTTTCGGAGGACAATCCAACGGAAGTCAAGGAGTGGATTCCGACTGGGTCGCGATGGTTGGATTCCATTGCCTGCAAAGGCAGGTACGCGGGAATCCCAGTAGGGAAGATCTCCGAGATTGCAGGTTTAGAAGCAACGGGCAAGTCATTTATGGCAGCGCAGATTGCTGCAAACGCTCAGAAGATGGGTTGCCGCGTTGCTTATTTTGATTCAGAGTCTGCTATCGACCCTGACTTTCTTAGGAAAGCAGGGTGTGATTTGGATGATGAAGAAAAGGGTCTGATTTATGTTCAGGCACATTCCGTAGAGATGGTAATGGAGACAATCGAGAACCTCTTAAAGATGCCAGAAAAATGGTTATTTATTTGGGACTCACTTGCTCTTACTCCATCTGTGCATGACATAGAATCTGACTACAATCCTCAGTCATCTATGGCAATGAAAGCACGAGTATTGTCTAAGGGTATGCCAAAACTGGTACAACCCATTGCTAATGCTGGTGCTACCCTGTTGGTGCTTAATCAGTTGAAGACTAATATCACAAGGTCTCCCTCTGAAGCAATGACAACGCCATATATGACTCCTGGTGGAAAGACTTTGCCTTATTCTTATTCGTTGAGAATCTGGTTGACGGGAAGGAAAGCGAAAGCATCTTTCGTCACAGACGAGAACGGATTCAGAATTGGGTCAGAGGTGAAATGTAAGATCGAAAAGTCTAGGTTTGGATCAACCGGACGTACTTGCAACTTTAAGATTCTTTGGGGCGACGCAGCAGCAGTCGGCGTACAAGATAAGGAAAGTTGGTTTGATGCGATTCAGATATCTGAAAACTTAGAGCAATCAGGTGCATGGTATTCACTCGTCCATGAAGATGGAACCCGAGAGAAGTTCCAGCGAGCACATTGGTTGAAAAAGTTAGAAGATGAAAAGTTTCACAAAAGAGTCTTGCAAATCATGGATGATGATGTTATTATGAAGTTCAGTAATAAGACAGGTAATGCATCTGATTTTTATGATCAGGAAGAGGACACCCCACCAAAGACCGACGACTAGTAGTTGGTCCGCCCCTGGGAAACCGGGGGCGTTTTTTTTTATTTACTAGGTAACAGAACAAGAGAGACTGAGAACATGAAGAAACTGCTTATAGTTGATGCGCAAAACCAATTTATGAGATCCTACATTGTGAACCCGACACTGTCACCAAACGGAGACCCTTGCGGGGGAGTCGTTGGGTTCTTGCAGACATTGAATAAACTCTGTAGACAGGTTAATCCTGATGCATTCGTGGTTGTGTGGGATGGCGACGGAGGTTCTTCAAAGCGTAGATCCAAGAACAAGAACTATAAAGCAGGCAGAAAACCACCGAAACTCAACAGGTGGGCACAAAACCTAAGTCCTTCTCAGATCCAGACAAACAGAATGTGGCAACAGGTCAGGTGCATTGAATACATCAACCAAACACCTGTGCTGCAATTTAGAGAACCAGGTGTTGAAGCGGACGATGTGATATCTTATATTAAGTCCATGCCTGCGTTCAGTGGGTGGTTAAAGGCAATCGTATCATCTGACAAAGACTTCATTCAGTTACTAGATGACAAAACGTTGTTAATCAGACCCACGCAGGATGAAGTCTTGAACCAAAGCACAGTTGTCGAACAACACTCTATTCACCCTAAGAACTTCGCCCTTGCCAGGTCAATGGTGGGCGACAAGAGTGACAATATAGATGGGATATCAGGCGTAGGTTTGAAGACTGTCGCTAAAGCGTTCCCGTTCTTATCAGAAAACAAGGACTATTACCTTAGTGACATCAAAGAACATGCAGAATCTGTCGATTCAAAATTGTCAGTATACACTAAAGTTGTTGAAGAATTCAGTACGGTGTGCGATAATTACTCAATAATGCAGTTAAGCGAACCTCTGATCTCAATACAGTGTGCCCAGAGGATAAACGAGACGTTCAAGGAGTATGAACCATTGTACAATAAGACGGAAATAAACAAGATGTTATCTATGGACGGACTGATGTCTGTAAACATCCAATGCCTAAACACGAGTTTTAACTCTATGGTCTCTGATCAGATTGGTTTTAGTTGATGGAAAAAGTAAAACAGGATTTCTCTAAGTTCGGTAAAAGTTTTCAAGAAAGTCTATGCCACATCATTCTCGACGATAGACCCTTTGCGGATCAAATCTTTGAAGTGCTGGACGAGAACTATCTTGAACTAGCACACTTGCGCCTCTTTCTCAAGAAGATGAAGCAATACAGAGAAAAGTATCGAGTTCATCCGACAAGAACGATTATGACAAGCATTATGAGAACAGGTCTCTCTGACGAGCAGGACTCAGTTCAGAAGATGCTTAGAGATTACTATGCCAGAGTCTTATCTCACGACGTCGATCAGAATGAGGCGGGGTATATCAAGGACCGAGCACTTGATTTCTGTAAAAAACAAGAACTTCAAAAGGCAATGATTAAGTCGGTTGATCTGATGAAGTCTTCTTCCTTCGATGAGATCGCAAAGTTAATTAATGATGCTCTCAAGGCAGGCACCTCTAATGATCTTGGGTATGATTACATATCAGACTTCGAACTAAGATTCGAAGAGAAGGCAAGAAACCCAGTAACGACGGGATGGGATCCGCTTGACAAGATAACAAAGGGTGGACTTGGTAAAGGTGAACTCGGCGTTGTCATCGCTCCAACTGGCGCAGGAAAGTCGATGGTTTTAGTCCATCTTGGCGCTAAAGCACTTCTGGCAGGAAAGAACGTAGTGCATTATACCCTGGAACTAGGCGATACTGTTGTTGGTACAAGGTACGATAGTTGTATCACTGGATACGAACTAAACGATGTAAGAGCATTTAAGGAACAGATTTACGACGACCTCAAAGACCTACCAGGGAAGTTAATTATTAAAGAGTATCCTACTAGGTCCGCGACTATTCAGACTATAAGGAATCATATCGAGAAAATGAAAAATACAGGGTTTGAACCTGATATGATTATTGTAGATTATGCAGACTTGATAAAACCTGGCGGCAATTCGAAAGAAGAGAAGCGCCATCAGTTAGAGGCGCTGTATGAAGAGTTGCGTGGCATATCTCAAGAAGTTAAGTGCCCGATATGGACAGCATCTCAGACAAACAGATCAGGACTAAGTGCGGAGGTTATAACCATGGAATCTATTTCAGAGGCATTTAATAAGTGCTTTGTTGCAGACTTTATCTTTTCGGTTTCTCGAACTGTGTCAGATAAAGAGACCAATACAGGAAGAATTTATGTAGCAAAGAACAGAAATGGGCCCGATGGAATCATTTACCCTATATTTATGAATACCGCTAACGTTAAGATAAAGGTATTACCAAAGATGTTGACGACAGAAGAGATGGACGATATTACAAAAAATGCTGCAAAAAGACAGAAAGAGATGGTAGCAGAAAGATACAACAAGATGAAAGGAGGAAAGTAAGTAATGAGTATATCAAACGATATTTTATCGGAAATAACAGTACACATGAAGTACGCAAAATATGTGCCGGAGCACAACAGAAGGGAGACCTGGGAAGAACTGGTTTCTAGAAATGAGAAGATGCACCTTAAGAAGTTCCCTGAACTTGAGTTGCAGATTAGAAAGAATTATAAACTTGTATATGATAAGAAGGTCTTGCCTTCTATGAGATCACTTCAGTTCGGCGGAAAACCGATTGAAGTAGCACCGAACCGCATTTTCAACTGTGCATTCATGCCTATCGATGATTACCGTTCGTTCGGTGAAGCAATGTTTCTCCTTCTTGGAGGCACAGGTGTTGGATATAGTGTTCAGAAACATCATGTAGAAAAACTACCTGAGATCCAGCGCCCTAACTCTAAGAGGACACGACGCTTCTTGGTTAACGACTCTATCGAGGGTTGGGCAGACGCAGTTAAAGCACTTGTTCGCTCTTACTTTAACAGTGGATCTAAACTTAAGTTCGATTATAGCGATATCCGACCTAAAGGCGCTGCTCTAGTGACTTCTGGTGGCAAGGCACCTGGACCTCAACCTCTTCGTGAGTGCCTCGTTAAGTTGGAAGGCATGTTGTCGGGGAAAGAAAACGGCGACAAGTTATCCCCAATTGAAGTTCACGACATGGTGTGCCACATCGCTGATGCAGTATTGGCAGGTGGTATTCGAAGAGCGGCACTTATATCGCTGTTCTCTGCAGATGACGATGACATGATTGCCTGCAAGTCAGGTGACTGGTGGGAAACAAACCCTCAAAGAGGTCGTGCAAACAACTCTGTTGTATTGTTGAGACACAAGATTGATAAAGAATACTTTATGAACCTTTGGGATAGAGTAAAAGCATCAGGAGCAGGCGAACCAGGGTTCTATTTTTCAAATGATAAGGACTGGGGAACCAACCCTTGTTGCGAGATCGGTTTACGTCCATATCAGTTCTGCAACCTTACTGAGGTCAATGTTTCTGATATAGAATCTCAGGAAGATTATGAAAATCGCGTAAAGGCAGCAACTTTCATCGGAACACTGCAGGCGAGTTACACAGACTTCCATTACCTCCGTGATGTGTGGAGAAGAACAACGGAGAGAGATGCCCTTATCGGTGTGTCTATGACCGGAATCGCATCAGGTGCAGTGTTGGATCTTGATATGAAATCTGCAGCAGAAGCAGTAAAGAAAGAGAATGCAAGAGTCGCACAGTTGCTTGGTATCAAACCAGCAGCACGAACGACGTGTGTCAAACCTGCTGGCACCACAAGTCTCGCTCTTGGAACCTCATCGGGAATCCACGCCTGGCATAATGACTACTATATCCGTCGTATTCGCGTTGGGAAGAATGAACCGATCTACAGTTACTTGGTTCAGAATCATCCAGAACTTGTCGAAGATGAATACTTTAGTCCTCACAGTACTGCTGTCATTTCGATCCCTCAGAAGTCCCCAGACAATTCCATTCTAAGGACTGAGTCTGCACTGCAGTTGCTCAGAAGAGTCAAGAGGGTCACTGATGAGTGGGTCAGACCAGGATTCCGCAAAGGGCAAAACACCCACAACATCTCAGCAACAGTGTCCATCAAGGACGCTGAATGGGTTGACGTCGGCGAATGGATGTGGGACAACAGAGAGAGTTATAATGGACTTTCAGTACTGCCATATGACGGAGGTACCTATACTCAAGCACCATTCGAAGATTGCTCTAAGGAGACTTATGAGGCAATGATGAGTTCTCTGACTGATATTGACCTAACAAAGGTGATAGAAGAAGAGGACAACACAGACCTCAAGGGCGAGGTTGCCTGTGCTGGCGGTGCCTGCGAAATAAGTTTTGTGTAAAAACACTTGCATTGATTGGATTAACTTAGTATCATTACTCTATTGATGAAAGGATGTTTTAATGCAGCACAAGAAATGCACTAAGTGTGAAGAAGAAAAACCAGCAACACCGGAGTACTTTCACAGGAAGACGAAGACCAAGGACGGTCTTCAACATTCTTGCAAGCAGTGCAATAAAGCATATAACGAAGCAAATAAAGAACATATAAAAGAAACTAAAAAAGCATATCGCGAAGCAAATAAAGAATATTATAAAGAATATAGTAAAGCATATTACGAAGCAAATAAAGAATATAAAAAAGAATATAAAAAAGCACACCATCGAACCCCAAAAGGTAAATACACAAAGATCAAAAGAAGCGCAAAGGTAAGAGAGATAAATTTTGCGCTGCCTTTTCAGATATACGAAAGTAAACTGTGGGGCGAACCTTGTCACTATTGTGGTGTCGACATAGAAGTAACTGGACTCGACAGAAAAGACAGCAACAAAGGATATGTACCAGACAATGTTGTGCCTTGTTGTCGGGACTGCAACACAAAGAAGCAAGGCAAACCTTATGAACAGTTTCTGGAAGAAATCAAAAAAAACACTTGCATTATTTGATACAATCTAGTATTATTATTCTACCAACAACAAAGAAGGAGATATTATGTTTGGTGACAAAGAAGAAGACATGTTGACAAAAGATGAGCACATCGTTAAGTTTATTAAATCGTTCGTTGCTATTGAAGAAGAGATGCAACCACTGAAAGAACACCTTCGAGATCTTCGTTCCAGTTACGCTGAGAATGATTGGTTGACGAAGGAAGATATGCGAATGGCAGTAAAGGTTTATCGCATGTTGAAACAGGGTGACGATTTAGAAATGATTACAGATTACTTTAACCACCTGAAGCAGAACTTCGGAGGAATGGATGTCTAGAATTCAATCACTTAAACCGCTAAACAGGTACGTGACAATCGTACCTCACTTTGCGGATAAGAAGACAGACACGGGAGTTCTGTTGCCTGATGATTACAAGCAAGAGGAGTCTCGCTTCGTTAAAGCGACTGTTGTCGATATCGCAGCAGATTGCAAAGAGGATCTGAAAAGAATGCAGCAGTTGTCGAGGAACTCTGTCACTGCAATAGTAGATAGGTCCATGATCGAGACGGTCGAGGTTGGAGATAAAAAGCATTATGTTGTTTTGGAGAACTACATAGTAGGAATTTACAGGAGACCAGATGAAGATTAATTTATTTGGGGACGACATTGGTGCGGTTGAGTACATTTCACATATGGGTTCAGATCTGTCAGTCGTTAACGCGGCAAGAGTTTCCTTCGGATCGGAAAAAGAAGAAGTAGATGAGAAGGATATCAAACTTATCAACTACCTTATGGATCATAACCATAGTTCTCCTTTTGAGCATTGCGCTATCACATTTAGGTTTACAGTACCTCTCTTTATACGTAGTCAGCACCATAGACACCGTACTTGGGCATACAATGAGATCTCTCGACGCTATACGTCTGTAGACATCAACTTTTATGAACCTAAAGAGTTTAGGCAACAACACAAGAGCAACAGGCAGGCGAGCACTGACGACTTGATAGACCCAATTGTCGAATACAACAGATCTGGGTTTCCTGTCTCCGCCAGCGCTTCGACTTTGGTGAAGACGCACCACCAAGAGTGCGTAAAACTCTTTGACAAGATGCTTGAATCGGGAGTATGCAGAGAGCAAGCAAGAGGAGTTTTGCCTCAAAACCTGTATACACAATATTACGGGACTGTGAATCTTCACAATCTCCTCAAGTTTGTGTCCCTTCGTTCCCATTCTGGTGCTCAGTGGGAGATTCAACAAGTTGCCGAGGCATGCTTGGATATTGCAGAAGAACTATTTCCAAATTCAGTGCAGTCTTTCATTAAAAGCAAGATGGAGAAGTCATGACCTTCTTGTTTTCACTTTGCCTGCTGTTCAACCAGCATTATGATCTTTCTTCCACACAGAAGGTTAACATATGCAAATATGAGAGTGAAATAAGAAACCAGGCAAAGTTAAACAACATAGACCCAGCGCTCTTGGCGTCTGTTATGTTCGTTGAGAGTTCTTTTTACCCTCACGTTGTCAGTAGTGCAAACGCTTGCGGATTAACGCAGGTAATACCCAAGTGGACTGGCGGAAAAGAAACCAAGGGTAGGGAGTACACCTGCAAACAATTGAAGAGTCCCGACACTGCCATCGAAGCAGGAGCAAGGATCCTCTCTTATAGCATAAGAGTGTATGGAAAAGGAAATGTTGACAAGGGACTGTGTGTCTACAACGCAGGAATGAAGTGCGTCACTAAGAAAGGTTTTTACAAAAGGTTGCATTATGTTAAGAAAGTTAAGCAAGTTTACAATACTATTACTGGCGGTTGCTAGTTGTGCAGACGAGGTGCCACAGCAAGGCGATACAAATGACTTACGCGTAGGTCTATCTGTTGACCTTTTGTCTCCGGACGTGCAAATCATAGAAATCCCAGACATCACAGTCGATGCTTATGTTGACCCTTGTGCCGACGTCCAGAACATAGACGAGGACTATTGTGAATGCTTTCCTCGCTGTTGTCAGCAACAGACTTGGTATTGCCCACCAGTTGGAACTGAAATCTTGGCAAAGGATGCTATCTTGGACATCTGCGGAGAAGACCACGTTCCTTGTGATAGAAACCTGGACGACACTTGCCCACCGGCAGAGATTATCTATGAAAGCAGTTGCAACCACGCCTTTGACTGCCCACCAGGTATCAACGAGGACTTTACGATGTACTATGATTGCGAAACTTTGGGAGTAACTGGCAGGCAAGAAGTGAGGTGTGACAAGGGTCGACTTTATTACGGTGAGTGCATCACTTGTATTCCCTCTGACGAGACCTGTGATGGTTATGACAACGACTGCGATAATTTAATTGACGAGAATCAATTGAATGCTTGCGAAGAGTGCGGACCACTCCTGCAGGACACATGCGATGGCATCGACAACGATTGCGATGGAGACACCGATGAAGATCTAATACGAGAATGTGTAACTCAGTGCGCTCGCGGTGTCGAGGTTTGCGTCGAGGGCATGTGGGTCGGGTGCACTGCCCGCCGTCCGGCAGAGGAATCCTGCGATGGGCAGGACAACGACTGTGACGCATTGATCGACGAAGACATAGAGTGTGAGTGTCCTCCTGAAATGATAGGCGCATTACTTCCTTGTATGGAACCACCCCTGTCTTGCGGCATGGGATTTAAAACTTGTGAGTGTACTAACGACGATTGTTCCATCACAAAGTATTCAGATTGCCTTGCCTTATGTGCTTGGTTACCTGAAGAGTTGTTACCAGCAGAAGAACCAGAATCTTGTGATGCCCTACTGGGAATACCCGTAAATCCAGAAGTCTGCAACAATTTTGACGAAGACTGTGATGATTTAGTGGACGAAAATCTATCAAAACCTTGCTACTCTGGACCAGAAGGTACTGGCGGAGTGGGAGTGTGCGCACTTGGAGAGATGGTATGTAAGGAAGGTCAATGGTTCGGAGAACTGTCGAATGGGGACCTACTTATTGACTTTTGTGCTGGCGAGGTTGTGCCAAGTAGAGAGATCTGCGACGGCGCAGACAATGACTGTGATGGCACCACCGACTTCGGAGAAGCAATTCCAGATACAGATATTCTTTTTATTGTGGACTGGTCGGGTTCAATGGAATACAGTATCAATGCAGTGCGAACAGCAATGAACAGATTCGCTGGGCAGTTCTCTGCCGAACAAAAGTTGAAGTGGGGATTGGTCACTGGACCGAGGTCGTTTCCTGTAGAAGGCATACACCCGAATCAGCAGACCGAGTGGTTGAGGAGAGAGACCGACATTGTTAGTTTCACAGACTTTATGTCAGCATTCTCCTCTGCTGGAAATTTCGGTGGTACTACAAGCGAAATGTTGAGGGACGCTATTTACTTATCAATAAGTACAATTTCCACCAATTTGCCTTACGATCTCTCGGTGGCGTCATGGGTCAACAGGTTCAATCAAATAGATTCTATGCCTATTCTTAGGGACTTTAAGATTAACTGGAGATCTGACGCGGATAGAATAATAATTGTTTTTACGGACGAAGAGGACCAGTCTTTCCTTGACCCATCTTTGGATCCAGACCCGCTGATCGATGCCCTGTCTGCGTCTCCAGACACAAAGTTGTTTGTCTTTACAAAGTCTTACTACCAGAACCGCTGGGTTAGATATACAAGACCAACAGGTGGAGATACCTTTGTTTTGACCGACAACGCCGAACAGATGTACAATGATCTTATGTCGATACTCGATGAGATATGTCTACCAGAGGAGAACTCTGGTCTATTCGAACCGGTACTGTACTCTCTACGCTATGATTATGATTTGATGGTATGTTACTAAGTGATGTGATAGTTGGATCTTGCATCCATGCCCTCTTGAAGTCCTACTCGGAGGGAACACCTATCGTCCTTGTTGATTACGAATCTCCATCTGTTGACAAGAGGTTTGAACACCCAATACGAATTGAGACGCTCAACACTTTGGAAGTCGTTGATGCTTGGTCGATGTTAAAGTTCCTGTGCTCTATGAGGGGGTTGATCATTAACCCTGATGCACTTGATTTCCTGAGAATAGAGAAAAACAATATTGGTTTCAGGGGCACGAGTCTCGAATTCGAGAAGTGTCACCTTTTCCCTTCCCGGACTATTAAGACAGACCTAGATATCCGCAAAATAGAACACGAAAATCTATACAAAACTATGGATTTTATGAGACTAAAATTTTGTAATGTGACTAATATAGATACAATCTTTCCAAAGGAGTCTTTTATTGATCTCATTAGGTGTTTTGGTAAAAAAGAAGTAGTCGCAGTTTGTAACCTTACAAAAGAGCAGTTGACAAACTTTGATTACTCTGATACCATTGTTAGGTTCGCAAGTCAGAAAGAGTTATTGAAAGACGAAAGACTGCACAGACCTATAACACGTGGTGAATCTAGGCGTAACCCAAATCTTGAAGTTATTGAGAGAAGGGTGACTCCACTAGAAGAGGTAGTGTACAAAAGCAGCAAGAAGGTTAAGTACTATGACAGACAAAAACGAGATGACATCCTCAAAGCATATCGCAGGAATAGTTCCAGTATCCAAAGTCCAGTCTGATATTGATCTCCTGTTGCACCCAAGCATGTTACCAATCGCAAATAACTACTACGCTGTGCAAAGAAGTATAGCGGAGTGTTCTTATCTTGGGTGCAAAACAATATGGGTAGTTTGTGACGAGTCAATTGCCCCAGTCCTCAAGAAGATCTGTGGAGACTTTGTTTTGAACCTAGCACAGCACGAGAGAGCAAAGTATGCAAAATTCCCCTCAGACTTGAGGACACAGGTTCCGGTGTACTACGTTCCGCTCTCTTACAAGCACATGAACAAAAAAGGCATAGGGGTCTCGGTCATGGAGGGCGTTTATGCGAGTTACACGGTAAGCGACAAGATAAGTAAGTGGGTAACTCCACATAGATACTACGTGTCAATGCCGTACGGTGTCTATTACCCAAAAAGCGTAGAGGTCAGATCGCTCGTGAAGAGTAACGATTCAGTATTTCTCACGCACAAGGGAGAGAGTGCCAGGACAGGTGCCCATCTCGGGTTTAGTTTTAATGCAAGACAATTTAAGCATTGTTCGTATTTGTTCAAAAGAATGGACACAAAAGGCGACTATACACTTGACAAAGTGTTCGGTGATGATATAATGATTGAGAACAGTGAAACACATGAAGTAGATTATTATTATGACATATCCACTTGGGACGGTTATTGTGAGATGATGACCGATCCCATCAAAGTCAATGGTGACTGGAGATGGTGTTTTGATAAATCATTCAAGAAAGACGAAAGGGAAGTACTTTGAGAGAACAACCATCAATACCGTTTGTGGGTTTGCATGCACATTCCGTCGCGGGATCCATTTTTGATGCTTTGGGTTATCCACAGCAGCATATGGACTTTGCGTTTGAAAATGGCATGGACGCGCTCGCGTTGACCGACCACGGCAATGCTAACGGATTAGCGTATCAGGTTTTGCATGCGAAGAAGATGCACGCTGACGGCAAGGAGTTTAAACCAATCTTTGGTTGTGAGGCGTACTTTGTACCAAGTATTGCAAACTGGAAGGTTGATTACGATAAGGCGCGAGAAGATGCCAAAAACAAGGAGGCGCTAGAGTCGATGCAATCAGGCGCGACTGTGGAAAATGAGGCGTCAAAAAAGAAGATGAAGTCGATTCTTAATCGAAGAAGTCATATGATCTTGATTGCCCAGAACCAGACGGGACTACAGAACATCTATAAGATGATTTCCAAGTCATACACTGGGGATCACTTCTATCGCTATCCAAGAATTGACTATGCTCTACTCAAGAAACACGGAGAGGGTGTCATCGCTGCCAGCGCCTGTCTGGGTGGCGTATATGCTGGTGATTATTGGCAGAACCGGGACGAAGGTGAAGACGCAGTCCTTGATGCTATGCGCAAGACAACACAGAAAATGCAGGCAATCTTTGGGGACCGATGGTATGGAGAATTGCAGTGGAACAGTGTGCCTGAACAACACATATTGAATCAGTTCATTATTCAGATGCACTATGAGTTCGGAATAGAATTAATCTCTACTGCGGACTCGCACTATTACTCTCCAGATGCCTGGAAAGACCGAGAACTCTACAAAAGACTTGGTTTTCTCGGTAGAAAGGTAGAGTGGTTGTCCGATGAGTTGCCTGTTGACGTCGACGACATTGGATACGAGTTGTATCCAAAGAACGGTGACCAGATGTGGGAGAGTTATAAAAAGTATTCTAAAGAATGCGGTGTGGAGTATGACGATAACGTGGTCTTGAACTCCATCAAGCGAACACACCAGATTGCCCATGAGAGAATAGAATCGTTCTTGCCAGACAACAAGGTACGTCTCCCAGATTTTGTCGTACCGGATGGATCAACGGCGGGAGAAACTTTGATTGCGCTGTCGGTTGCAGGAGCAAGGGACCGAGGTTTTGCAGAAAACCCAGTCTATCTGGAGCGCCTTGAGTACGAGGTCAAGATCATAGAGGACAGAGGGTTCAGCAAGTACTTCTTAACAATGAAGAAGATTGCCGACGAGGCAACGAAGATGCAGTTAGCAGGCGCAGGAAGAGGTTCTGCTGCCGGTTCTTTGGTCGCTTATGCCTTGGGTATCACTCAAGTTGACCCGATCCGTTACGGACTTCAATTTGAGCGTTTTTTGACAAAAGGTGGATCTGGATATCCTGATATCGATTATGATGTTTCCGACCCAATGGTCCTGAAGGAGCACCTTATCAAAGAGTGGGGCGATGATGTTGTGGTACCAATCACGAACTGGAATACGTTGCAGTTAAGATCTTTGATCAAAGATATTTCAAAGTTTTACGGTATTGAATTCACTGAAGTGAATGCTGTAACTAACAAGATGGTCTTCGAGGCAACTCCGCTTGCTAAGAAAGCGCACGGAATCACAGCAGGTGTTTACAATCCTACCTTTGACGAGTTGATGCAGTATTCCGATTCCTTGCAGCAGTTCTTGAGGAAATATCCAGAGGTAGAAACACACGTTAATACGCTCTACGGACAAACACGGTCTGCATCTCGACACGCAGGTGGGGTTGTTGTGGGTGAAAACTTGGATAAGTGGATGCCACTGATCAACTCAGGAGGCGTACGTCAGACACCCTGGTCAGAAGGTATGAACGTCCGGCACTTAGAACCGATGGGGTTTATCAAGTTTGATATTTTGGGACTTGCTTCGCTTCGCATGATGGAGGATGCAATTCGCCACATACTGGTAAGGCATGAGGGATTTAAGGATCCTACGTTTGATGATATTAGAAACTTTTACGAAGAAAGGTTACATCCAGAGAAGATTGATCTTGACGATAGGGAGGTCTGGGAAAATGTATTTCATGAAGGCAAGTGGGCAGGTATCTTCCAGTTCACCGAAGGCGGCGCACAGTCATTCTGCAAGAATGCTAGACCGAATAATATTACAGACCTTGCTGCCATTACTTCTATATATCGTCCTGGTCCGTTGTCTGCAGGCGTTGACAAGATGTATGTCGGCGCCAAGGAAAACCCCGAAGATGTAGAGTACCTCAATGAACGAGTCAAGGAGGTTACAGAAGAGACTTATGGTTTTCTTATTTTTCAAGAACAGATTGCAATGCTCGCCCACAAACTAGGCAAGGATCTCTCTCTAGATGACGGTAACAAACTACGTAAACTACTGACAAAGAAGGGTACTGGATCAGCAGCAACAGAGAAGGACAAGATCTACGATAAGTTTCGTAGAGGGTGTATAGAAAAGGGGATGAAGCAACATGAGGCAAAAGAACTTTGGGAAAAGTTTGAATATTTTTCTGGATATGGTTTCAACAAATCTCACGCTGTCTCCTATTGCGTTCTTTCTTACCAGTGTGCTTATTTGCTTAACTATTATCCTGAATGTTGGTTGGCAGCATTCCTGGACAAAGAACCAGACAAGAGAAAAGAACGAGCAATCAATGTCGCGAAGTCGTATGGGTACAAAATCGAACCGTTGAATGTTAATACGTCTGGCGTAAGGTGGGAGATTAGCGAAGATGGAAAAACTCTCATACAACCTCTATCGTCCATCAAGGGACTTGGATCTACTGCCATAGCGCAAATAATCAACAACCGACCATTCAAGACGATAGAGGAATTCCTCTTTAATGAGAACGTTGTCTACTCTAAACTGAACAAGAAAGCGGTTGACGCACTCACTAGGGCACAGGCACTCAACTGCTTGATGGATGAGAGGTTTACTGGATTGGAACATTTTTGGACCGCTGTCGCCATACAGAGACCCAGAAAGGAGAAGAATCTGAATGAGAATATAGAGTTGTACAAGGACTTAGGGGACTTCTCTGAAGAGGAGAAGTTGCAACATCTCGTTACACTTACAGGCATCTTTCCGGTGAGCGCGGTGGTTAGTGAGCAACTACAGTCACTATTTGAAGAGAAGATGATACCTCCTATTTCCGAATTCGATCCTGAGTTGGGCGTTTGTTGGTTTATTCCAAGAGAAGTCTTGCAAAAGAAGACAAGAAATGGTAAGGTATTTTACGTAGTTAAGGTTGTTGATTCAAACTCAGAAGAGAATACAATCAAGTGCTGGGGAGTAGACCCAGCGAAAGACAAGGTTTATATTAACAGACCTTACATGTCTAGACTTCAGTGGGATCCTCAGTGGGGATTCAGTACAAGGTCAGTCAGAAGAAACTTTAAGATTTTAGCATAGGAGGCATTATGACAGAGAAGAAGAGAACTATATTTTGTGACATTGACGGCACTATATTCAAGTATCGTAAATTTGAAACGCTGAAAACCACAAAACCAGAGTTGACACCAGGTGCCCTGGAGAAACTCAAACGGTGGAAGAGGGATGGGTGCATGATCGTTTTCACTACCGCTCGACCTGAAGAGTTTAGGGATCACACCGTCAAGGAACTTCTCATTATGGGTGTGCCATGGGACAAGTTAGTGATGGGTATCGAGCGAGGACCAAGATATCTTATCAATGATATGGACCCTGCAAAACCAGGACTAAGAGCAATCGCTTATAGTATTGAGCGAGACAAAGGACTAAAAAAGATAGTCGTGGGAGCGACAGAGGAGATAAACAGGAGATGAATATGGAAGTAAAAACTTTTAGAACAAGACCAGGTGCAAAGTTACCAACAAGGGCATACCAAGGGGATGCTGGATTGGACATATACTTCAATCCTATGGAAGGCGCAGCGGTGCGAATCAAACCTGGCCAGAGTGTGTTGCTTGAGACGGGAGTCAAAATTGAGGTACCGTCAGGATGTATGTTTCAGATCATGAACAAGTCCGGCATTGCATCCAAGACACAATTGATTACTGGTGCCTGTGTCGTTGATGAGGGGTACGACGGAGAAATCTTCGTAAACCTGCAGAACATAGGCAAGGATATTCAGTTTATCGATCCTGGTCAAAAAATCGCCCAGGGAGTTTTTGTGAGAATTGAAAAACCAAATCTTGTAGAGATTGAAGAAGATAACATTTATGGCAAGAAGACCGACCGTGGAGGCGGAGGGTTAGGGTCTACAGGTCTAACATGAGTGCGAAAAGGAAACTTAAAAGAGTAAAGCAAAAGCAAGCGAAAAAGGATGTTCACGTCACACTCGGTTTGTTTGATAAATTGCCGTCACATTGCTTGACTTGTCACGAACCTTATGATAAAATGAACAAAGAGCAGGTAATGTCCTGGCGAGTTGTGGTCAGAGAAGAAGAAGAGAAAGTAAATCTCTACTGTCCAAACTGCTGGAACAAAGCAACAAGTCTCATCAAGGAGATGGAAAGGGAAGTAAATGAAAAGACAGACACATAGTTTTGATGACGTACTGTTGGTGCCACAATATAGCGATATTGAGTCGCGCTCAGAAATCGACCTGACTAGACAACTGGGATCAAAGAAATACTCGATTCCTATCATAACAAGTCCAATGGATACAGTTACGGGACTGGAGATGGCATCCACGTTTGGAGAGTTGGGCGGACTCGCAGTTACTCACAGGTATTGCGATGTTGTAGAACAGTCCAAGATGACACCAGCACAATCAGCAGCAGCAGTTGGTGTCACTGGGGATTTCATGGAAAGAATTGATTTTCTTAACAAAGACGCGGGAATCATTACTTTTTGTCTTGACGTTGCACATGGTCACCACGTTTTGGTTGAGAGGGCACTGAAGTCAATTAGGGACAAGTATGGGTCAGGACTAAACATCATTGCGGGTAACGTTGCAACACCAAAAGCATACCTAGCGCTCTCTGAGTGGGGTGCCGACGCAGTCCGAATTGGAATAGGAGGGGGATCCATCTGCTCCACAAGGGTGCAGACAGGTCACGGAGTTCCAACTTTTGAGTCGGTCTTGACTTGCAGTTATGAGGACGGTGCGACGATCATTGCGGATGGAGGAATCAAGACTGCAGGGGATGTCGTCAAAGCACTATCTGCTGGAGCAGACTTTGTTATGCTTGGGTCGATGCTGGCAGGCACTGATCAGAGTCCTGGGCAGTTATTCCAAAGCAATGACGGCAAGAGGTACAAAGTATACAGAGGAATGGCATCAGTCGAAGCACAGACCGATTGGCGCGGCGAAGCGAGATCACTTGAGGGTATATCCACGACAATACCTCACAAGGGGTGTGTTAAGGATGTGGTAGGAAACTTGCTCCAAAACGTTAGGTCTGGATTATCATATTCAGGTGCAAGGAACATAACTCAGTTACAAGCAAAGGCGGAGTTCATTGTTCAGTCGTCTGCATCACAGATAGAGAGCAGCACACACATCATGAGGACAAAATGAACTATTATCGATACGGAAAGGAAGAAAAAAAGATAATATTTGCTGACACGGATGGACGTCATGCAGAATTGAGATTGAAGTTAAGGCGAGATGGAATCAGCCAGGTTGATTTCTTTAAGTCGATGGTTACAGGTTACATAACTAATGACCCAAACATATTAATGTATATTACTAAGGTAAAACAGGAGAAAGGTAAAATTGGAAAAAGAAAGATCGCTAAACAAAATGAAGACATCGAACAAGGAAATCAGACCCTTCAGGATCTTGGGATCACCGAAAGGGATATTGACTTTGTCTTTGATTTGATTGAAAGCGGAGACGATGATTTATAATGAGTACACTACCAGAGTGCGCACAGAAGTGCGAAAGTAAAGATGTTTCTTGTCCAAACAAAGACTGCAGGATGTGGATAGACTACGAGCAAGAAAAGAACTGTTGCCTGATTTCTATTAAAGAAAAGCAGATCAAAAGTGCTGGAAAGTCTCTAACTTTACATGAGACAGGAGAGCGCTTGGGGATCAATTACCTCAAGGTAAGACAGATAGAAATGGCAGCACTGAGGAAACTATCAAATAAAATAAAAGTTC